ATCAAGATTATTCAATGTGATAGTAACATGTTCATTCGATGCAAGTTGTATCTGTTCCCGCGCGTCTAAATGGCAATAGTTGACATTCTTTGGGTCTACGCCACTGACATCCCCAACACTTAACATGCACCAGCCTGTTTCGAGAATATATGTAGGTTTTGGTAATGGCGTATGGGTCGCAGGGATCTTTGTACGGGTCGGAGGAACTCGGGTGCTTGTTGGAATTGAAGTTGGTCGAAGGGTGAAAGTGGCGGTTGCTGTGAGGGTAGGAAGTGCCGCTTGGGTTTTTGCAATAGCTGTTTGAATGGCTTGCTCTGATGGCGCGCAGGCTGATAAGAAGCACATGGTCAGGATCAGGCTGATTAACTTGAATTTAACCAATGCTTATTTCCTCCTTGTAGAAGTAGAGCAAATGAAATCCCCGCGCCGATGGTCGTGGGAATGGCGAGCGGATGGGCCGGCATGACGGGTAACAAGATAAACATGCAAAGGCAGGCAACCAGGGCAAAATGCACCGGCCTGGGCAGAGCAGGCCTGCGAAAACGCACCCAGATTATATAAAATAAAATCAAATGTATATCAAAGCAGCTAAGCCCTTGAAGATTTGGGTTTTTTCTCTTTTGTTTCATTTCTCCCCCGCTTTTCAGCGATTCGGTGGCGTAGCTCCACATAGGCGAGAACATCTTCTTTATCTTCCTCTGTTGAGAATTTGGATATTAGGTAATTGATCTTATTTTCAAGGGGATTATTATCTCGTTTGGATGGTAATAATCCCGCTATTCTCATTAAATCTTCTGGGGGCATATCTAGCGCATCTGAAAGACTTATGCAGTTGTAGGTTGTGGGATATTGATCGTGGTTCTCGAGTTTATTGATGGCGGACCTTCCTAGACCAGACCATTTGCCAAGATCAGCCTGAGACCAATCCCGTTTCTCTCTCTCTTTTCGCAGCCAATCGCCAAAGGGATCCCCTGGTGGTTTCATCGGAATGAAGTTTTTCATTAGCAACATTTTGACATAGTGTTGGTTTCTTAGGAGCGTCATCTTTGTTTCAACTATTGACAAATTCGTATTTGTATTATATGATGTATCTGTAAAGAAACATTACGTATCTTTTACGGAAAGCAAGGAATACCAAATGGCCGAATTCGACGGCAAGAAACTAAAAGCAGGCTTGCAGGCCTGGGCGGCGGAGAATGAGATCTCCATCAACGATTTTCGAAAGCAGATGGACTACGGCTATGCCTATGCCTGGGATCTGCTGCGGGGCAAGGCGATCTTTTCGGTGGAGGCATTCGGTCGCTTTATCCTGGGATACGGCATCCTGGCCGGCCAGGAGCTGATGCAATTGGCCGGGTATCCCGATGCGCTGCCCATGCCGGAGGGGACGCAGGCGGTGCCGGTGGTGTACGTGGCGGGGGAGGAAAAGTAATCATGCCAGTATCTTTAGCCCCGTACTCCCCGGGTCTCGCTGCGCTCTTCGCAATCCATGCCCGGACCAGAATTATTCGGACTAAATCCGAACCTTCCTGCCCCGACTGCGGAGCGAAAATGGTGCTTCGCTGGCCTCCGCCAGAGAAAGATTGGGATCCATTCTGGGGTTGCATTCTGTTTCCAGATTGCCGGGGCACACTGGAGATCAACCCCAAAGGAACATACGAGACCGACGATGAACGATGGGATACCTGAAATGGAATTCCTGAAATCGCGAGCGATTGCCGAGAAGGTTTTAGATTTGCTGGCTCCGCAGTGTGTGCGGGCGGAGATCGCCGGCAGCATCCGCAGAGGCGAGCCAGAAGTAGGCGACATCGAGATCGTCGCCATTCCCAACGATTTCGCCGATGCGCTGCTGCCCACACTGCTGCCCGGCGCCAGCTTCATGATAAATGGCTCCCGGTATAAAAAGATCCTCTTGCCCGAAGTTATCCTCCTGGACCTTTTCCTGGTACGCCCGCCGGCGCAATGGGGCGTGCTGTTTACCATCCGCACCGGCCCGGCGGATTTCTCGCACTGGATCGTATCGAAACGCTCTGCAGGGGGCCGGCTGCCGTCGAATTGCCGTGTGCAGGATGGGCAGGTCTTCCGCAACGGGGAATCGCTGCCCATGCCGGAGGAAGAGGACTTCCTGCGGCTGTTGGACTTGGAGGGCGTAGACCCAGCCGAACGCGGGGCGAAAGTCCCGCCAACCTGGAATACGCTATATCCCGTCAGAAAGGAAATTCTCAATGACCGAGAATAATGAACTCGACAGGGATCAACGATTAGCCTGGGGCATTGTCTATTTTGTCCTGGCGCTCCTGGCGGCCGGCTGCATGGGCAGTTGTCTCTTCGCTTTCTGGCTGGCCGAGCGACTGGGTTCGTAGGAGAGATGAGATGGCGCATAAATATAGACTCTTGGAACGTCCTTCCAGCGATGAACTGAGCGATGTGGTTACCGAGCGCCTGGCCAATGGTTGGGATTTATGGGGCAATCCGTTCGTTGAGGTTGTGGGATATGAAAGACATGTGACAGATGTCCATTATTTCCAAGCGATGGTGAGCTTCGATCCATCCGGCCGTGAGGTGCCGGCCGCACCTTCGGCCGGTACCTTACGGGCACCTTCGGCCCATGCGGTTGCTGGGAAGGTCGAGACTGCCCTGGGTGAGCCGGCTGGATATAACGTTCAGGTCCCGGAGACGCCGAGCATGAATGACTTCCATGACCTGGGCGCCGCCATTGGATCTAGTTTCAAGCATAAGGAAAAGGTCAATGGGAATGGTCATCGACCGATTAAAAGCCGTGAGATATAAGACGCAGGTCCTGGGCGTGCGGATGACGGTCCGGAAGGTCACATTCGACGACCCAGCCGAGGCTGCCGCGGCGACCGAGCGCTGGAACTCCAGCGCGTCGGTGATGCTGCAGCTGCTGGAGCGGTACGAAACACAGGTGCTGGGAATGCCAGCGGTAAGGAAAATATTGTTTCATGATTTCATCTTACAACGAAAGGCTGAAATTGTACGAACTTTTTGAGGCGAGATATGAATAAAACAACGATCTACCTCCTGGTGATTGCCGCCGTGGTCATAATACTTTTAGGGATAATCCTATGCCTTACGCTCTCTTGATCATCCTCTCCATCCTGGCTGCACTCGTCGCTGGAATTGCCATCGGAATGACTTACGCAGAAATAAAGCATCTGCGTGATCGGATCTCCGTGCTCGAGACAGCCCAAGTAAAACATTTACCTTACAAAAGCGCCGAAGCCATCGAAGATGCCACTGCTGCACTTTTGATCGCTAAATTCAAAATGGATTTCAATCAAGATCTTTTGGACAATGCTTTAGCGCACCTGCAGCATGCACGAGTCGGCAAGGGATAGCCCATGAAAAAGATCGATACGCAGTACCTACTCGGTGCGCAGCACCTAATCGGGATGATCAACCATAAGTACCAGTCTTTATTTATTTTGTGCTTTGTAGGCATGTTGCTCTCAGCAGCAGCTCCTAAATTCATGCAGCAATATTATCCAACCGAATTTTGTTGTAACCAGAAAGTTAAATATTACTGTTTTGCTAAGCATACCTGGTTAGGGAAGTGAGGGAGTGAAAACCATGAACGAGCAAAAGATCCACATCACGGCGCCGATCAGCCGGGACGACTTGGAGACGGTGATTGCAGGCCTGGAAGCTGCCTGCGGCCAGAATCACATCGAATTCGTAGAATCCTTCGACCTGTTGGTCAAGGACGAACGCCAGGCTGCGGCATTGATGGCCTTATTCAGCGGGAACGACAAGCGCGAGAAGACGATCCCCAAACGCAAACCCAAGATGATCACTGCGATGTCCGAGCGATCCATCGGACATCGCAGCAATTTTGGAAAGCTGATAAAAGCCTGGCGGGTATTCTTGCCGGGCTCGGATGTAATCTCAGAACGGATCACAATCGAGGAAAAGAACCTCCGCCTGTCTAAGGGCGTGTTCGAACCCGGGACGATCCTGCATCACCCCTTAGCCGGCCGGCAGCGAGTCACCGGTGCCAAAGGCAGCGCCCAGGGCATGGAGCCGGAGAGCGAGGTGCACCATGACTGATGCGTACCGGCTCGATCTGATCGAGCCCAATCCCTGGCAGTCACGCCAGGCGATTGATCCGGTGGGCATCGAGCAGTTGGCGCTCTCGATTGCAAGGGACGGGCTGATGCAGATCCCGGTGGGGCGTCCTACCCCTACCCCACCACCTTCTGGTAAGGGGGCTATATTCCAATTGGCCATTGGCCACCGGCGGCTGGAAGCGTTCCGACTGTTGGCCAGCATTCAAAGCGGATTGGCCGAAGGTGCCCGTAAGGTGCCGGCCGAAGGTGCGGCCGGCACCTCACGGGAAGATGGCAATAAAACGGAATTGATCGAGTGGGTTCATGCAGCAGGAAAAGCCGGACGTGATTTCAATATCATGCCGCTGGAGGTGCAGGACCTGTCCGACCAGCGGATGTTCGAGATGGCGATCTCCGAGAATATCCACCGCAAGGATCTGAACCCGGTGGAACTGGCGGCCGCCATGAAACGCTACATGGATGAGTTCCACGCTACCAGCCGGCAGGCGGGAGAATTATTCGGCATGAATGATGCCACGGTGCGCGGCGCGGTGCGGCTGCTGGATTTACCGACAACGGTACAGGAGAAACTGGCAGCCGGCGAGATGACGGTTGGAACGGCTCGCAAGCTGCTCACCATCCAGCGGGTGGCCGGCGAGGAAGCGGTTACAAAGGCGGCCAAGGAAATCTCCAAACCGAACGCCGACATAGAGTTGGTCGTTAACCAGCGGCTGAAAAATAATACCAAAGGCGTCGAAATGTGGAGCTCCTGGCGGGACCAGGAAGCGCCGCAGGCCGGGGAGGGACTCTGGCCGCTGGCCATGAGCAAGGAGAATTTCCCGAACGACCTGCTGCCCGTGATCAGTGAAGCCGAGGAAGCCAAGGCGCTTGGCTGGGAACCTTCGGCGGCCGAGATGCGAGCCAGGCTAAGGAAGTGGAATGAAGTGCTTTGTCTTAGGAAGCCAGAACTTACGCAGAAGCTGATCACGGATGGCGCTCCAGAGAATGACATCGAGCGCCTGGTGCACCTGATCGATCCGCCGGCCTGCACGGCCTGCCCATTCTATGCCCGGGTGGACAAAGCGCATTACTGTGCTTTTGCTGCCTGCCACAAACGCAAGGTCAAGGCCTGGAGCAAGTTTGAGCTCCAGCGGCTATCGAAAGAGCTCGGTATTCCGATCTACGATCCAAAGGGGTATGGGAAAGAGACCTATACGCTCGAAAAGCAATGGAACGACAACGGCAAATTCGAGAAGATCTTCGATGCCCGCGACGATGTTTGCCTGCAGGAGAAATATAGCTCATCCTTGAGCATATATGGCAATAAGCATGATTTCACCGATAGCTACATCGTGCAGGCGATCGCCGTCGGCAAGACAGCTCACAAGCTGATCGAGCAACGCAAGAAGGCCAATGATAGCAGCGCGCAGGATAAGAAACAGACAGAAGCGCGAAGGCTTTATGATATCGAATGGGAGCATCATAAATGGGAGAATCATAGGCGTTGCAGTAGTTTCATAGAGAATGTGGCTGCGCCAATCTTTGCGCCTGCCTTTTACGGTATGAAAAAGATCGAGCCACTTCTGGCACTTCTTGGAAAGGATCCCGACAAGAAATTCGAGGCAGCCAGTCAAGGAAAGAAGCTCGAACTTCTGCGGCAGGAGTTGGCTGAACATGCCCTGGATAACATTGTCGATCATCAAATCAAAAAAAATGGCCCGCTTACCACGGCGAAGCATCTGCAGGGCATAGCGAAGACCTGGGGCGTGAAGCTCCCGGAGAACTGGCTGGAATTGGCTCAGCCTTTCCTGGAAGGCCTGAAGGAATATGAAGGGTTGGACGGGAAGACTGTGATTGTTTCGGCAGAAACGGAGGCGGCAAAATGAAAGAGATTAAACTCACGCAAGGCAAAATTGCGCTCGTACTCGTAGATGACGACGACCATGAACGGATATCAAAGCATAAGTGGTGCTACGATGGTCAGAAATATGCCAATAGGAGTGAGCGGGAAGGCGGGAAAAAGATAAAGATTTATATGCATTGCGAAATCCTGAAACCTCCGGATGGGTTGGAGACTGATCACATCAATCTCAATAAGTTAGATAACCAAAAATCCAATCTTCGAATTTGTACGAATTCGCAGCAACAGCAAAATTGTCCCATCCGCAAAGATAACACGTCAGGGTTCAAGGGTGTTAGTTGGAATAAGAAGATCAGAAAGTGGGAAGCATATATTTCGTGTAATAGGATAAGAACACGTCTCGGTTTTCATAATTCTCTAGAGGAAGCCGCGCGTGCTTATGATGATGCAGCGTTCAAACTATTTGGGGAATTTGCCCGGCTTAATTTTGGAGAATCCCAATGAAAGATTATATATTGGTATTGGATACATGGGCTGGCCAACTGGAGGTTGACGAGGCGGTGATGTTCGCCGGGGGCCTGAGCGGACTGGTGATCCGGTTGAACAGCATATATGGCGGGCACCACATGGACGAAGGTTTTGCCAGGCAGTGGGCAGAGGCAGAGGCATTCGTACGCTGGCCATACTTTGTCTACAATCCTTGGGTCACCGGCAAGGAGAACTACTACTGGCTTTTGGCGCACATGCCGAAAGGTTGCCCGGCGGTTGCGATCGATGTGGAGGTGCGCAAGAGCGGTTATTCGCCAGCCATGTATGGAGCGCAGCTCGACGATTTCATGTGGCGGATCCAAGCGATATGGCGGGCTCACATTTATACCGGAGAGTGGTTCCTGGCGGAAGTTTCGCCGTGGCCGAAAGCGGACATCTGGTGGTCTCAATACCCTTATTCGATGTATCCCGCCAGCCGTATCACGATCAGTTGGGATGAGCTGCGGATGAAGATCGGGAAACTCACATGGCCGCCAGTCAACGCAAATAAAGCGCCGGGAGCGGTGCGGATGTGGCAATGCAGCGGCGATAGGATCATCCTGCCTGGATCGAGCCGGCCGATGGATATCAACATTTTCCCCGGCACGGTAGCGGATCTGAAGGCCTGGCTGGGTTACGGCGGCACGCCGATTACTCCTCCCCCTGTCAACGAAATCAAGACCGTGAAAATTATTGCCTTCCCCTGGCTGCGAGTGCGCGCTGGAGCCAGTACGTCGTATCCAATTGTACGGGTTTTGGTCTATGGCACGAAGGTTCAGGTGTTGGAAACGAAATATGTTGGCAACGATCTATGGGCCAGGCTCGCGGATGGCAATTGGATTGCTCTGTTTTACGCCGGGCAAAGGCTGGCAGTGTTCGTGGATTGAGGATGATCATGTCGGATTACTTATCTTACCCGGCCGGACTGGAATCGGCGCTGCTGAACGTGCTGGCTAATCACCAGGGCCGCCAGAGAGCGATCGGGCGCGGCAGCCTGGTATACGGCCTGAATGTCATGGGCCACCAGGTGCACGAGCGCGCGGTGCGGGAGTGCATCAAACAGTTGCGCCGGCAGGGACATTTGATCTGCGCCATGCCGGGGAAGGATGGCGGTTACTACCTTGCGGTGACACTGGCGGAGTTCCAGGAATTCGACCGGGCCGAGTTCGGGGCCAAGATCGCCGATATGAACGAGACCCGTCAGGCTCTGCTGCAAGCAGCGCGCAAACAATTTGGCGATGTAGTGCAGATGGAGTTGATGATATGACGAACAGCCCGCCTGCGCAGGCAGGCGTTTTGGCCGAAGGTGCCGGCACCTCACGGCCGGAATTGATCATTTTGGAAAGGCTCAACCGGCTGCCATACTATGTCTGTATGCAGCAAAAATCACCGATCGAGCAGGATCAGGTCCAGGCTTGGGCGGCGTTCTACGGCGCGACAAAAGTTTATTATTGGCCGAAGACACTCAGCGCATTTATCATCAAGGAGGTTGTGAAATGAGCGCAGCAGTCAATCAATTTCTAGGAGCGGCGCGGCAGGTAACGCTGATCTCGGAGCCGCCGCGCATCCTGGTAAACGGGCAGACGGCGCTGATGAAATGGTGCGAGGCCTGCCAGGCTATTTATCCTCACCTGGTGACGCTGAATGGAAGCGAGTGCGCGGTGTGCGGATGCATAACCATACGCGACGTGCCGGCCCGGCGCAGGCAATCGCGATAAAGCCCGAATATAGCCGCCTTAACGCTCATCCCTAGACAGGACAGGTAAAGCATAGATCGCGGCTCTTTGTTGGAAAGAAGAAATGCTTACCCAAAAAGAATTGGATCGCCCTGGAATTTATGTAATCAACAACAAGATGGGCCTCCATAAATATGTCGGTCAATCATATAACATTTGGAGAAGATGGAAAAAGCATCGCGACCTTTTGAGAAAAAACAAGCACAATAATCCATATTTACAAAATGCTTGGAATAAATACGGCGAGAGGAATTTCAATCTTGAAGTAGTTGAATTCTGCAAAGATTATGAACTGAACGATAAGGAGCAATATTGGATTGAAAGATTGAAGCCGGAATACAACATCATAAAAAATGTTTTTGAATTCTGGTATACAACTCACGGAAAAATCAAGAAGGAATATTTTGATAATAAGGATGAAGAAATATTCATAAGACCTACTTGGCACGCTTGGGTTTATGGTGGCCAGGATACTCCCACATAAAAGTCAAGGGATAATTTCCACGAAGACAAAACACCAGTATAAAAAAGCCAATAGGAAGGCGTACAAAGCATGTACAAAACTAAAAACGAGGAAGACGTACTAACGGACATCCTAACACAAAAAGCGGCAGGAAAGTCCTTGCGCGAAATCGCAACCGAGTACGGGAATTCCATCACATACGGCGACGTTTTTCGTATGATACATGGTATCTTTTCAAAAGGAGCAATGAAGAGAAGTGCGCTTGGCCTCCCCATTTTCCTCCTGGCTCCTGCCTGTCATTATTGTGGATATGTGCATATAGCGAAACGATGTCCTGAACAACGAACCGCGAAGCGGGTGTCACGACCTCGCCATGTCCCGGCCTGGCTGGATGAAGCCATCGAGAATCTGCGCCGGTTGGAGGCTGCTGCCAATCCTCCGACGGACACGTACCGGGTCTATGGGCGCGGCGGGCGACGAGTAATTGCGGCGATAAAGAATTAAGGAAAAGCGAAATGAGCGTAAAACTGATGAGCATGATTTTCCAGGCCAAAATTGAGGATGTCAAGGTGGGGGAAAAAACTGTCACTGCGCCGCTTTTGAAATTAGTTATGCTGGCCCTGGCAGATCACTGCAATGATGACGGCGATGGTGCATATCCAAGCCTGACACTGCTCGAAGAAAAGACAGCCCTTACCCGAAGTTCGGTCATCAATTCCCTCAATGCGCTGAAACAACAAGGATCTATAATCCGAGTCGGGATTTCCAAACGAGGCACGACTAATTACTCCCTGAATATTCCCATGCTGAAATCATTTGTTTTCCAAACAGAAACACCACTTTTTGCTAGTGCACCAGGTGCACCCCCCCTAGTGCACCAGGTGTACCCCCCTAGTGCACCTGGTGCACCCCCCCTAGTGCACCAGGTGTACCCCCCTAGTGCACCTGGTGCACCCGATTCATCCTTTAACCATACTTTTAACCATACTTTAATCAATTCTACTGGAGGAGCCAACATTTTCGAACTTTACGAACAGAACATTGGCCTTTTGACACCGATGGTCGCGGATGCGCTCAAGGCAGCGGAGACAGAGTACCCGCCTGGGTGGATTGCGGCGGCCTTCGAGGAGGCCGTCAAGGCAAATGCCCGGAATTTGAAATACATCGAGGCGATATTGAAACGCTGGAAGGTGGAAGGATTTATGTCGCCAAAGAGCAAGTCAAATAAGTCTCCGGGACATGGAAAATCGGCAAAAGAAATTGGGAGAGAGGTGGTGCTAAAACTCTATGGAAAATGACGTGAGAACGGCAGCACTCCAGGAATGGGTAGATACGCTGACATCTCTCTGGACGGCGTTTGGGAAAGTGCCGGAGGCGGAGGGAGAAAGGATCCAGGAATATGCAAAGGCATTGGACGTTATCCCGCAGGGATTGCTGGAGCGGGTGATCGAACGATGTAAGCGGGAATGCAAGTTCTTTCCGCAGATCAACGAGATCTGGATGATCATGTTGCAAGAAATTGGCGGCTCACGTGGGCAAGACATCGAAAACCTGATCGAGGATTGGCTGGATTGGATTTACTGGGGGAAATGTTCAATTCCATTCGTTTCCACGGAAACGGAGGTGGAACATGCCGGCGAGTGAGCGCAGGTTCTGGCCGCAGCCACAGGAAGATGTTCACCGTCTGGGCGAGGTCAAGAGAATCAAAGTTGGAGAACATAAGGTATTAGCCTTGATGCTTTATGAGACCTCGGTCGCATGTGGCGATGAGCCGGCCGAACTGCCGGTACTGCGTGGGCGGGTGATCGGCAGCATGGATGCCATCCGATGCACGGCCTGTGGGAAGGTGCATGATTGGATCATCGGCGAGGATGCAATGGTCAGACTGATCGAGCTGATATATAATAAAACCGAAAGGAGGTCTTGATCAAAATATCAGTTACAATTGAATATCTTTTGCAGTCCTGGTGCTAGACCGGGACGTCTGTCGGAAATGATGCACCCGGCGCCGCTGCGGCGCCGGGTGCTTTTGTTTCAAACAATTCAAAAGGAGATCGAACATGAAACGCATTACTTTGATCGTGACCGTTTTGCTGGTAGTTGCCCTGGCGGCATTCCTGCCGGCGGCAGTCCATGCGGTTTCGCCCGCATCTGCGCCGCTCCCACCTGACGTGCTGAACGTGGTGGTCGTCATCATGCTCGGCTTTGCATCGCTGGTCGGTGTCTCGAAGCTGGTCGCCGCGCTGGTAAATTTGCTCAAGCTGACTGGCCTGGTGAAAGATGGCACTGCCAACAAATGGGCAGCCGGAATGAACCTGGTTGCGTTTATTACCCTGGTTCTTCTCGGCGTCTTCCGCCCTGACCTGACGATGAGTATCCTGGATGGATTTGCCGGGCAGATTGCGATGGTCATCCTGTTCGTGCTTGGGTTCATCGTGCAAATTACCGGATCTCAATCCACGCATGATGCTCTCAAAGCCGCCAGGGTGCCGCTGCTTGGTGCATCGTTCAGCGGCAAAGATGCCTAAACGCTCGCCGCATCCGTGCCGTGTGCCAGGTTGCACCATCCTGGTGCAACCTGGTCAAGACTGCCCACGGCATCCACGTCCGCGGGCAGTGGACGATCGTCCTTCCGCGTCTGCTCGTGGCTATGGTTGGGATTGGAAGACAAGAGTCCGCGATCCATTTCTCAAGGCGCATCCGTGGTGTGTCAATCCATTCGGGCTGCATGGTCCTCGTGTCCCGGCCGTCGTGGTGGATCATATCCACCCACGCAGCCAGGGCGGCACAGATGGCTGGAGCAACCTCGAGGGATTGTGTCGGCGCTGCGATAACAAAAAACATTATCTCGACGGCTCGAAGGATAGGCCATCAAAAAGTTTAGAATAGGAGTTCCAAACCGGCGAGGTCAACAAACGCGAGAAAATATCCCTGCTTGAGGCTTTGAGATGCCAAAGAAATATAGCTCCGCTGTGGTTTCTGCTGAGACGATGGAGATCGGCCAAAAGGGCGGGGGCAAGCATTGGACCGCGGCCGAGGTGGCCGCGCGCCAGAAGGCCGCGGAAAAGCTGAAACGGCAGAAACCTATTAAGCTGGCGCCGCCTGATTGGTTGAGCGCCGAGGCGCGCAGGGTTTGGCTGCGGAAATTGAAGGAGGTCGCGGGGCTGAATGCGACTGCTGAGCTACTGGACGTGCTGGACACCGAGATGCTGGCCGTCTACTGCGACGCGTACGTGCAATATCGCCTGGCGGCCGGACGCAGCCCCAAAAGCGCGGATGATATCAAGGAATTGCAAACCTGGGCACGGATCATCGCCTCGTATGCCGAGAAGCTGGGATTCAATCCCTCGGCGCGGGCGCGGCTGGTGAAGAAGCGTGCAGACGAGATCCACGACAAGTTCGCGAAGAAGTTCGACTGATGTCCACCCCGATCAAGATCCATCCGGCGACCAACTATGCCATCGAGGCCGTGGAGCGCAAGCGCAATGTGGGCAGCATGGAGCGCCTGGCCTGCCTGCGCCATCTGCGGGACCTGGCGCGGGCGGGGCAGCTCCCGAAGGACCTGGCGACGCGCGTCAAAAAGGCGACCGGGCAGCCCGTCCCGAAGAAGGATCCCCGGTTCGAATGGGTGTTTGATGGCGCGCAGGCGGATCTGGTCGCGGTGGAATGGTTTGCCAGCCTGGTCCACGTCAAGGGCCGCCTGGCGGGGAAACCCATCAGACTGATCAACTCGCATCGTTTCGAGGTGTCGTGTATCTTCGGATGGGTCTCGCGGAGGGAAAAGATCGAGCGCGCCGACGGCCGCTCGGTGGGCGTGCGGCGGTTCCGCAAGGCGTTCATTACTGAAGGTAGGAAGAACGCCAAGGCCTTGGCCCTTTCTACTCCATTACCAACGCCTGATGGTTGGGTACGTATGGCTGACGTCAAAGTGGGAGATAAACTATTTGACGAGAGAGGGCAGATAACCAGGGTAATTTACACGTCGGATGTAATGGTCGGCCATACCTGCTACGAGCTGACGTTCTCCGATGGCGCCAAGATTGTGGCTGATGCAGGACATCTATGGCACACCGACATGAAAAAGACACATCGTCCACACAGCAAAAGATTCACTTCGACTGATTTTATACACACAACCGAAGAGATTGCACGAACGCTGAGTGTTGATACTCCATTCAACAAAACGCATGGCCGTGTTGAATGGAATCACCGGATCCGGGTGGCCGAGCCTTTGACACTACCTGCTAAGGATCTTCCAATAAACCCGTATGTCCTGGGGTGTTGGCTTGGGGATGGGCATTCGAATGGAGCGCGCATTACTATTGGCTATAGTGATATACAAATTGTGGATGAAATTGCCAAGACTGGTGTACCTATTCATGAGACTAAATCGCGTTCCGGCAACTGTGGGTTGTTCTCTTTAAGTACGCAAGAAGGTGCCAGGAATGACCCGACGAATTCATTTGGTCATAAGCTAAGCGCATTAAATCTGCGCAACAACAAACATATTCCGATGCCCTATTTGCGAGCATCCATTGAACAGAGACAGACATTGCTGCAGGGTCTCAATGATACAGATGGGACGATTAGTCCGGCGGGACAATGCAGTTTCTCGACGTCCAATGCGCTGCTAGCGGAAGGTGTCATCGAATTGCTTTGTTCGCTGGGATATAAGCCAACCCAATCAGTGGGTCGTGCGCTTTTGTATGGAAAGGACTGTGGCACATGCTTCAAAATCCAATTTTGGGCATATCAAGGACAGGAGGTTTTCCGCCTTGAAAGGAAACGGAATCGGCAAAAGAATGCTCCGGCAACAAGTACAAGAGCAAGTATGAGGCAGATCGTGGCCGTGAACCCCATACCGAGCGAGCCTGTTCGTTGTATCCAGGTTGATTCCCAATCGAAACTGTATCTAGCAGGCGAAACCATGATACCTACGCACAATACCACGCGCGGGGCGGGGATCGGTCTGTACATGATGGTCGGCGACATGGAGGCCAGCCCGGAGGTTTACTGCACGGCCGTGGACAAGAGGCAGGCGCGGGTGCTGTTCAACTCGTCGAAGGAAATGGCGGAGCAGAGCCGGGATATCCGCGCCCGGCTCAAGATCGGGAAATTCGAGATCAACCACAAGTCGCGCGGCGGCGAGATGGTGGCGTTCAGCGGGGAGGTAAAGAACAAGGACGCGTTTTCCCCATCCTGCGCATTTGTGGACGAATACCACGCCCACCCCACGTCGGAAATATACGACCAGATCTCCTCGGCCAAGGGCCAGCGCGCCCAGCCGCTGATGCTGATCATCACCACCGCGGGCATGGACGTGGAAAGCCCCTGCCATCACGAATACGAATATGCAAAAATGATCTTGAAGGGCCAGGTGAAGAACGAGCGCTATTTCGTGATGATCCGCGAGCTGGACGAGGGCGACGATGAGCATGACCCGAAAAATTGGACGAAGGCCAATCCACTGATGATGAGCAACCGGGTTATGAGAAAGGAATTGCGTGACATGCACGACGAAGCATTCAATTCGAAAGACTCGGCCAAGATCCGCACGTTCCGGGTCAAGAACCTGAACATCTGGGTGCACGGGAACGAGAGCACGTACATGGGCGAGTACCTGACGCCTGCCCTGGGTGAGAGCCTGTCGAAATGGGACCAGTGCGGGGTCCCGCGCGAGGAATTCCTGGAACTGACCAGCGGCCGGTTGACACTGGTCGGCCTGGACCTGTCGAAGAAGATCGATCTGACCGCGGCAGGGAGCGTTTTCCTGCTGGAGGACGAGCGGGTGGCGGTCTGCGCGCATGGGTTCATCCCCGAGGGGGGAGTGGACCGTCATGAGAAGCTGGATAAAATTCCCTACCGGGACTGGGCGCGGGATGGCTGGCTAACCATCACCGAGGGTGACGTTACCGACTATAGGAGGGTGCAGGAATACATCCAGCGCTGCGAGAAGGAATATTTATGGAAAACCCACGAAATTGCTTATGACCCATACGCCGCCACACATTTCGCCATCGAGCTGAGTGAGCTGGGCTACATCACGGTCGAGATCGCTCAATGGATGAAGATCTTGAGCGAGCCGACCAAGACGTTCCGCGAGCTGGTGGCCAGCGGCAAACTGGTGCACGACAATTCGCCGCTCTTACGCTGGGCAGTAGGCAATGCCAGGGAGATCGTGGATACAAAAGAGAATATCATGCTTTCGAAGAAGAAGGCGGGCGACACGCGGCGCATCGATCCGATCGCCGCAATCATTACGGCGATGGTGCGAATGCAATCGCTGAAGGAAAGCGATATGAGCGGTATCTTAGACCAGGACTGGGGGATGTAGCTATTTTGTCACTGTAATACGGTACAATCCAAGCGTGGGCCCGGTTGATGGGAACAATATCAGGTTTGGATTTTAGAGGAAACTATGAAAAAGTGGATTGAATTTCAACTTTTGAAGGTTCGCTATTCGGAATTGCTCAAGAAATGTGAGCGGCAACGTAAACAGCTTGCCTTACTTGAGCAGTCGCGATCTGACCTGCGTAGACATATTGCAAAAATAACGCACCCAACTACGGGGTCAGACGTTCCGCGGTACAATCGAGGGGGTGCCCCGGTAGTTCAACGGATAGAATAATAGCCCGCTAAGCCATAGATGTGAGTTCGAATCTCGCCCGGGGCGCACTTGCCATGATTTATTTGCCTCTTGAAATTTCAGGAGAAAAGTGCTATATTATATCCAGCGGGCTAGCTCTATCCATTGAGCTAATCTATGGCTTGACGGACACGCCGCTCTGTGAAAGCAGGGCGGCGTTCCCGTTTTATAAGATTGAATATTTGCCAAATTGTGCTATAATATTTTTAGCAGGCAGCTCTTCTTGAGCTAAACCTGAAGCAAAAGTGCGATTAGCGCTCCTGCGCCCGCCGCCCCGTCCCCGTGAGGGGACGGTGTGCTTTAAGCCAAGCCTATTTGAGATTGGCGAATTCACCGTGATATTTTTTGGCTGCCTCATCACGAGCGGCAACGGCTTCGGCAAAAGCGAGATAATCGATCATCTTTTTCAAGATAGATGCGTTATCGCCAAAATGACCCAATCCCATATTACAACTGTTGCAAAGTAAACCACGAACTTTACCTGTTTTGTGGTCGTGGTCTACGCAGAGATAACCATGCTTCCCCGTTCCGGTATGCCCGCAAATCGCACACACGCCACCTTGTTGTTCAAATAGGCGATTGTATTCATCTTCGGTTAGACCTCTTTTGGCTAGGAAGAATTTTCGATCTCTTTTGTGAAATTTGTCGGGGCATTCTTTGCGGATTTGACGCATATATTCCCGGTTTCTTTTCAGGACTTCCTCTCGATGGGCCTTTCTGTATTTAGCTTGGGCTTTGCGTCCTACTTCTGGATGGCGCAAACGATATAATCGGTTGTATTCCTTGCGTTGTTCTTTCGTAGCTTTAGAATAAAGTCTATTGCAATCGCGGCATCTTGGTTGTAATCCATCAAGAGACTGAGAGCACTTACAAAACTCATCAGTTTTTTTATCTTCCCCACAGTGATTACATATCTTCCTCTGGGTGAGCGGGATCTCTCTCATGATCCCTTCTCGAACTGCACAGGCGTGGGCGCTTCGCGTGGGAAAGTGTCGCCGGTGGGCCCACGGAAAATACCGCCGGACTGGGCGATGGCATTGAGGCTTTCGATGACAACCGCTTCGATGTCGAAGCGGCTGCTGCGCTCGCGCAGCAAGGGATTCGGGGAGCGGTAACACTGCTCTAGATAATAACCCAGCTCGTGGATGTTCCTGACCAGCAGGACGAGATGTTCGGGAGCGTGGAGGGCTTCGAGAGCAGCCGCGGCGGTCTCGGTGGCATTCTCGGCCAGCACTTCGATGAACTCCGGCGCGACCGGCAGGGAATTGAGATCGAACAGGGCATTCAAATCAAACACGGCGAGCCTCCTCTTTGGAATGGTCCGCCGTGTGATGGTACAATTGCCATCAGCCTACGTCGTGGCCTGTGCACGGCGGTGGTCAGAGCCTATCGAGCGTTCCTGCGCTCTTTAGGCTCGTTTGTAAAGGGAATCAGATTTCTTTTTCTTCACTCACTTTGTAGCCTTGATTTCGCACATATTCTAACAAGGCATGGATCATTTCACTGTTTAAACTCCGGTGATTTTTCGCGGCACTTTTTATAAGTGCTTCATGGAGGGCATCAAAGAGTCTAAGTGTAAATTTTTTCATAGCGGCATTATAGCGGCAATGTGAAGGCTTGTCAAGGGTTGAAAACGCCGTTTCCGCGGCAACGATTTTCGAAGGTTGCCCGTTTTCGCGCTTGACAATTCTGGTAAAGGGGCTATACTTTAGATCGTAAGAACAACTTTTGCAGTCCTGGTGCTAAGACCGGGACGAATTGTCGAGAGTGATGCACCCGACGCCATAGAGGCGTCGGGTTTTTTGTTTGTCCAGGAGATGAATGGCATGGCAAACGGCAGCAGCGAGGTCATCAAGAAAATTAGGGATGTGATCGAGAGGGGTGGAAATATAGACAACGATAATACGCGCGACGTCCTGCTTTTTTCTGCGATCGTTGACATCTATGAAAAGCTAGAGAAGCTCCAGCCAGTCCTGACTTTCTACAAAATCAGCATGTTTTTCGTAAGCGCTATTGGATTGGGCATTTTAGGTTTTATTGGCGCCCTCCTGACAGGCAAAGTGCAGTTGGTTTTCAAGTGAAATTATTGCTTCGTTTTCTGGATGACCTTCTGCTCGCAGCGGGGTGCGCCTGCATCCTGTATGGGTTGTCCCTGTTGAGCGCCATCGCCACGTGGATCGCGGCGGGAATCATGCTGATCGTTTTCGGCGTGCTGATCGCAAAGGCCAAGGCAAAGCATGTTACTGAGCAACCTGCTAAGTAATACACAGAAAATCAAGGAAGATCCGAATGCGACGCCGCGGCCGGACTACGAGACGCGGCGTGGCTACGAAACCCGTTCAGGGGAGAAGGTCACGGTCAACGGATCGCTGGCGATCGCCACGGCCTACCGCGCCAAGAACATCATTAGCGACGACGTCGCGAAGATCCCCTTCCAAATGATCAGGCGCGAGGGGCGGAACATCCAGCAGGTCCAGCCCGACGCGGTGACACGAAACATGGCCTACCTGCTGCAGGTCTCGCCGAACCTGTGGGGTTGGACTCCGTTCCAATTCAAGAAAGCCGTCATCGAATGGCAATTATTCTACGGCAATGCCTACATCTGGCAGCCAATGGTCGGGCCCAGGCAGCTGCTGATCCTGCCTGCCGACCGCACGACGCCGGTCTTCGACGTGGAAGGCAATTTATGGTACCGGCACACATTCACGAGCGGCAAGACCGAGTACATCCCATCGGTGGAGATCCTGCACTTGTTGATCAACCCGGATGCGACGGGCTGCATGGGACGCGGAGTGATCACCTTTGCGCGCGAGACGTTCGGGCGGCAGCTGGCAGCGCGCAAGACGCAGAGCATGTTGTACTCGCAAGGGTTCATGCCCGCCGCTTATATACAAATGTCTGGCGAGCTCGACAAAGAGAAACGCCAGATCGTGCGCAAGGCTTACGAGGAGGCCATGAGCGGGACCGAAAATGCCTACCGCCTCGCGGTGTTCGACAGCAAGATCACGAAATTCGAGGCGATCGACATACAACTCAGGGATGCACAGTTCCTAGAAAGCATCGACGCCACCGACCAGGACGTTTGCAACTTCTTCGGCCTGCCCGAGCACATGCTCAACAGAGGAAAACAATCCTACAACAGCAACGAACAGAAGTACATCGAATACCTGCAGGGCACCCTGGACGCGTACTTGGTGCCGTGGGAGGAAGCGGCGCGGATCAAATGGCTGAGCCAGGCTGAGCAAGGCGATACCTACTTCAAATTCATCCGGGAATCGCTCCTGCGCATGGACAGCCGGTCACGGGCCGAGGCGATGGCGAAGAGGATCCAGAACGGGATCATGACGCCCAACGAGGCGCGCGAGAAGGACGACGTGGGCGCCTATGCCGATGGCGACCGTTATTACATGGCCAGCAACATTCAACCGATTGGCCTGCCTGCGCCTGCCCAGCCAGGCGGGCAGGCAGAAGGCAAATAAGGAAGGTGTAATGTGCCATTTCCCAACGAGCACAGTTGCCGTTTATTGGACCCGGACCAATTTGTTCGCTTCATCCGCAAACACGTAAAAGACAACAATGACAAGGATGGCTACAAAGCCACTGGCAAACCGTACGATCTGATCATCGGCTACCGCAAGGATGATTCTTCGGATACACAGGCTCATCGATACAAAAAAACAATCTGGACCGAGGCCCAGGCTCGCAAGCATTGCAAAGCTCATGACGGCAAATCTTTCGAGCCGGCCAAAGAGAAAGCAGAGAATAAAGCCATGCAAAAAATGCCCTTCCGCTGTTTCGATGGAAACGCCCAGCCCTATGAGCCGTTCTGGCGTTTCGTGAATGCCGCCGAAAGCGAGAGCGGCCAGGCCGAACTGGAGCTCTACGGCCCGATCTCGGAGTATTCCTGGCTAGGCGATGAGATCACCCCCAAGAAGTTCAAAGACGACCTGTATATGTTCGGCGGGGGCGGGCCGATCCTGCTCAAAATCAATTCGCCCGGCGGGGACGTGTTCGCCGCCTCGGCGATGCGGGCCATCATGACCGACTATCCCGGCGAGATCACGGTACGGGTGGACGGCGTGGCAGCCAGCGCGGCGGTGATCGTGGCGATCTCGGGCAAGACCTTGCAGATGATGGACACAGCTTACATGATGATCCACGATCCCGCGGTGGTGGTATTTATGGCCATGTTGGATATCGAAACGCTCGGCGAAATCCGCGACCAACTGCAGGACATCAAGGACGGCATCGTTCCGGCGTACGCCGCCAAAACCGGATTGAACGAGGAAGAAATTTCTCTGATGATGTCCGATGAGATCTGGATGAGCGCGCGCCAGGCCGTGGAGTATGGTTTTGCAGACGAGATCCTGCCGGGCGGGCAGAAGGCTAGCGTAAGCAATATGGCATTCGTCAACTGCCTGCGCAATTATGATCATGTCCCGCCTGAGCTGATGCAGGCGATATCCCCAGTCATGGTAGCGCAATCAGTTACCATCAATAATGTCCCGCCCGCGGCGGACTCTGCTGCGCAAGTTCCAGCACTTCGCAGCGATCCTGCCGCAGCGGACAACGAACGCGAGGCGCAGACCCTCCGTAATCGAGTTCGACAAATTCTTGAAAAGGAGATCCCCCATGCTTGACCTGAAACCCTATCACGACGCCGTCATCGAGACGGATGCGGAAGTGAAACATATCGCGAACGACATCGATGCGCACTTCCAAGAGGGAACGGACGAAGCAAAAGAGAAGGCGCTTGCTCTGCGCCCCGCGCTGGACGAGGCTCAGAACAAGGCCGATGAAGCCCTGAAACTGTACGAGTCGCTGAAAAAAGCGGCCCGGCCCAGCGACGTGGCGAAGAACTTCGTCCCCGTTTCCACCACTCAACCCGACCCCGAAGCGTCTGAAACGCCGGGGACGATGAAGCGCCCCGACTTCGAGGTGCTCAATGCCGTCGAAAAGCGAAAATTCGTGCTTTCTGGCGGCAAAGTCGTTGATCAATAACGACGACGATATCCTGATGAAACGAGGTAAATTCCAATGTCTAACTCACTTACCAATCTAATTCCCGACATCTACGCCGCGCTGGACGTGGTCTCGCGCGAGCTGGTCGGGTTCATCCCCGCAGTAGCGCGTGATTCAAGAGCCGACCAGGTGGCAATGGGTCAAACCCTGCGCGGCCCAGCAACCCCCGCGAATGCTGCGGGAGGTAACGTCACGCCTGCAATGGCGCTGCCGTCCGCCGCGGATCAAACGATCACGAATAAGGACGTCACCATCAGCAAGTCACGCTATTTCCCGTTCTCCTGGAGCGGGGAAGAGCAGAAGGCGATGGATTACGGTCCCGGATTCCTGACGATCCAACAGGACCAGATTGCACAGGCGATCCGCGCAGCCGTCAATGAGATCGAGGGCGATCTGGCCGATGCATCTCACAAAGGCGCATCGCGCGCCTATGGTGCGGCTGCCACGGCCCCGTTCGCGACCGACCTGTCAGATCCTGCCAACATCAAGAAGATCCTGGACGATAACGGCGCGCCCGCTTCGGACCGGCATTTGGTCATCAATACCACGGCCGGGGCGAAATTGCGCACCCTGGCGCAGTTGACCAAAGCCAACGAGGCTGGCGACACGTCGCTGCTGCGGCGCGGCACCATACTCGACCTGCACGGCTTTGCCATCCGGGAGTCCGCCCAAGTAAAGACCTTCACCAAAGGCACCGGCGCCACCTATAACGTGGACCTTATCGCGGGATACAACATCGGCGACACGACCATCCACGTGGAAGTTGGCACAGGGTCATTCCTGGCCGGCGACGTGATCACCTTTGCAGGTGATACGAACCAGTACGTGGTCGCCACCGGCTTTGCCGGGGATGGCGATGGCGACATCGTGCTGGCCCAGCCCGGGCTGAGGAAAACCCTGGCGAACGATGTGGCCATCACTTTTATCGCCACCCATGCCTGCAATGTCGGTTTCTCCCGCAATGCCATCCTGCTGGCTACCCGCCTGCCCGCCGTCCCGAAGGAAGGCGACCTGGCGATCGATCACATGGTGGTCGAGGATCCCGTCAGCGGCCTGGTCTTCGACTTCGCCGCCTACCCGGGCTATCGCATGATCGTCTACCACGTGTCTATTGCGTGGGGCGTCAAGGTGATCAAGCCCGAGCACATCGCCACCCTGCTCGGCTAATCCGAGCACATCGCCACCTTGCTCGGCTAAACGGAGGTTGACATGGCTAAAGAGTTAGTTTTGATGGAACGCGGTTTCGATTCCATGAACGTGCCTGGCGAGAAAGTAACGGATTATCTTGCTGCGGGCTGGAAAGAGATCAGCCGCAAGCCGATGAACGGCGACGCCAAGCCATCTTTGAAACCTGCTGCCCGAGAGCTGCCGGCACCTTCGGCCAGCCCAACGCCTGCCGCGCCCAGCGGCAAGCGTAAATAATCTGTGAGTTCCCTGCCGCTGTTGGGGCTATTCCCCGATGGCGGCAGGAGCTCAAACCTGCTGCAGGTGACCGCCATGCGCGCGGAAAAGGCGCTCTCGGGACGCGGGAAGGCGCTTCAGGAGCGCGGCCTGTCTGCAAAGACAGGGAAGAAGAAATAATTTATCCTTCCCCTTATGCCTCCCTGCCTGTGCAGACAGATGGTATGGGGAGGAATGAGAAAAGGAGAACCAGATGTCCAACGCATTGTTTCCCTTAGGTCGTGAAGGTTTTCTGTCCGGTGAAATTGACTGGGATACGCAAGATATCCGGGTCATGTTGGTTAAGAGCACCTATACCTATGATTCAACCGACAAGTTTATTTCCGACCTGGGTTCGGTTGATAACGGGCGCTCGGCTGCGCTCGGCACCAAAACCATTACGCAAGGTGTGGCAGGAGCGGCGGATACCACCATCACCGCAACCGCGGCGGTGGCTTGCAATGCGCTGATCGTGTTCTACCACACCGGCTCGGATGCGACCGCGCGCTTGATCGCCTATATTGATACCCCGGCCTCCGGACTGCCCGTCACCCCTGCTGCGAGCGGCGTCTTGAATATTGCATTTGACACAGGCGTTAACAAAATCTTCAAACTTTAAGGTGGTTGCATGGCCAGTGTGATCGGAATATCCGAGCCAGTTGCGGAGTTGGCATCCTCGACCAATACCTCCTCCTATGCGATAGGAGCTTTTACCCCTGCTGCCTATTCGTTCCTGGTGGTATTGGTTTTTGCGGATGGCACTGTGGCGGCTGCTCCAACCATGACCGGTGGCAATCTGACCTGGACGCGCCAGCAACGCATTGTTTACAACACCACGGATATGGCTTGCATCTTCACCGCTCCGGTCGGCGCAAGTCCTGTCAGCACGAATCCGACCTTTGACTGCACCGGGGATAATGCTACTGGCGTTGTGATGATGGCCTTCCAGGTCATTGGCTACGATCAGGTCACCCCCATCGTTCAGTCGGATAGCGAGGCCCGGACTGCCGCCAACCCCACGGATACATGGAATGCGATGGATACCAACAATGGCTACATCGCCGGGTTCGGGAAACCACTCAATCCTCCCGTTTCCACACCACCCGCGGACTGGGTAGAGACCGCTGATATAGGCCATACTGTCCCCGTGGCTGGCGCTGCGAGCGCATATCGTGTCAATGGTGAAACCGGAACGACCATTATATTTACTAGTGCATCAGGGGCTTACGGTATCCTGGCTATTGAAATACATGTGGGCAATGTCTCCGGGGCGGGAGGCATCGCTACTGGCGAGGCTTTAGGTTCTCCGGCGATCATCCTTGCCATAAGCGGGGTAGGAGGGATAGCCAGCTCGGAGGCCATTGGTGCGCTTACCGTTTCTCAAGCAGTGAGTATCACCGGCGTGGGTGGGATTGCCGGTGAAGAGGCTATGGGGCAGCCTGCAATCAAGGCAAATTCGATTGGGGTGGGTGGGATTGCCGGTGAAGAGGCTATGGGGCAACCTGCTATTAGAATTGCAGTCTCTATGTCAGGTATCCCCGGTGCAGAGGCTTTTGGCAATCCGGCGATAGCATTCCGGGTCAGTCTTGCCGGCATCCCAACCGGAGAAGCTTTTGGTTCTCCGGCGATTTCAGAGAACATTACTGGAGTTGGTTCGATCGCCGGCGGGGAGGCATTTGGACAACCCACCATCACGGAAATCCTGAGTATCGCTGGTGTTGGCGGCATCGCAAGCCAGGAGGCCATTGGGCAATCTACGATCGTAGGTGATCTATCCGGCATTGGTGGAATAGCCAGCGCGGAAGCGATGGGTCAGACCGCAATAAATGTCACAATCTCCGGTCTTGGCGAGATTGCCAGTGCAGAAGCACTCGGACCGCCGAGTTTAGTAGCTCAATTGTTTGGTGTGGGCGCGATTGTCAGTGAAGAGCTCGTTGGGATGCTAACGATCTCCATACACGGTAAGGGCAGGGCTATGGGGCATAGCGCAGCCGCTGGAGTTGCGCAAGGTGTCATGCAAGGATTGGTCTGAGATGGAAATCTTTTTGAAACAAGGCGCGGCCGCACAGATTACTTTCCCATTGCTTGCAGCGGGCAGTGCAACTCGAAAATCCGGGGCGACTTTGGCGGCTGGCGACTTCAAGATTTGCAGGCATACCGGCGGGGAGTGGGATGTTAGCATCCCCACCACGGCCACGCCTACGGAAATTGGCACGACCGGATTGTACGAACTCCCGTTGATGGCTGCCGAACTGGCGGTGGATGACCAGAAATATCCCATCACCATTGCGTGCCATGATGTGGCCGGGGCGCAGTGGGACGACCAGGCAATTATTATCCGGCTGTTCGATACAGATATCAACGATGTTCAAACCCTCGGAGCCGGCTCGATCAATTGGGAGGTGATCGTGAATGATGGCACTTCGCCGCTCGATGGCGTGGATGTGTGGGTGACGACTGACCTGCCTGGCTCTGACGTAGTGGCACATGGCTCGACCGATGCGCTCGGAAAGGTCACGTTCATGCTCGATGCCGGAAATTACTTTGCTTTCAAGCAATTGGCCGGTTACAGTTTCACCAACCCGGAAGCATTTACGGTGGCAGTGCCATGACGATATTTATCGGGACCCCTGTCACACTGATCCACATCCTGACCGCTGCCGAAGGAGCGAACTTCGTCCGCACGGATGCGGCCGACGCCTTGATGCTGCAATTGCTGCCGCTCGTGGACCAATACCTGCTCAACGCCACCGGCCATGATTGGGCCGCCGACACGGCGATCCATCCCACGGCCAAGATCGCGGCGGGGATGCTCCTGGTTTACTGGTACGACAATCCCGGCGCGGTCGGCCAGGCGCCTGAGACGATCATCAGCCAGCTGGTGCAGCTCGAGGCCGAGGCGCTGAAGTACCGCAAGTACCAGTTCGTGGGGCTGAACGGCGCAGGATCGATCTACCTGCGGGGAGCGGTGGAGGGTGACGACGTTGTCAAACTGATCGGAATCTACGGCGCCTTCGGCGGCGATCAGTCTGCGAAATTCGAGAGCGAGATCAGCGCAGATGGCCAGATCCGGCAAACGTCTGCCAGTGATCTATCGGACAACCTGTACGTGGTAGTGCTGAAAAGCCCGGCTGAGGATGTGAGCGCATAATGGCTGAATATCTCGTGCGCAGCACCTATTCGGTCAATGCAGGCGATCTGCGCACCTCTATCACGCTCCAGTATCCCACGCTGACGAATGACGCCGGCGGCGCGCAGGTTCCTGGCTGGGCAAACGCCACAACGAACCCGATTGTCTGGGCGCGCTGGGTCAATGCCCACGGGCAGGAAATGGTATCCAGCGAGGCTCTGCAATCGAGCCAGCGGGCAGTGGTCACCATCCGCCACCGCGCGGACGTGCTGACGACCTGGCGCGTGCTGAAGGATGGTCTGGCCTGGCAGATCATCTCGGTGGATCCGGTGCGGGGACGCAACCACTGGTTGGAGTTGGTGGTCGAGCAGGCGAAAGGCACGGTATAGAATGCCGGTAAAGGGCATTTTCAGCCTGAATGGGCTGGATGACTACCTGGAGAAGATCGCCGCCGCCGGGATCGAAGTGGATGAGGCCGTTGCCCAGGCAATGAACGAGAGCGCCCCGATCGTGGGGGATGAGATGCACCGGCTGCTGCGCGCGAGCAGCGAGACCTGGACCGGCGCGACCGAGCGCACGCTGTTCAAAACCGCAGCCAAACGGGAGGGCAACTACACCTTCGTCGAGCTCGGCGCGGACACCTCCCGGGATCCGGCGGGCATCTATAAAGAGTTCGGCGTGCCGCGCCAGGCTGCCGAGCCATTCATCCGGCCAGCCTTTGCGAACATGCGCACTCGCTGGCGGAATGCAATGAAAAAAATCCTGACCGAGCTGGGAGTGGCATGACAAGCATTTTCGAACGTGTCTCGAATGCCCTGGCAGCGCTCACACCGGCCGTGCCGTATGGGCTGGCGCCCTACCTGAGCGCCGACGGGACGCTGCCGGATACATTCCTGGCCTATCAACTGGTCGCCAGCCCGCCCGAACAGCACGCCGATGATGCCGAGACTGAACGATCGTACCTGATCCAGGTATCCATTTACAGCCGCAGCGGCCTCTCGTCCCTGCCCGACGTGGACGGGGTGATGACAGCTGCCGGCTTCCAAAAAGGTAATTCTCGCCAGCTGTTGAAGGACCCCGAAACGGGGCACTTCGGCCTGGCGAAAGAATACCGCTATCTCGAATAGGAGTAAAAGATCATGACCATAACTGCTGCAGAAAAGAAATCTGTTGTCGGCCTGCGCGACCTGTACATCGCCCTGGTGACCCAGGATGATGCCGACGCGTACGCCGCCGGCGCACCGCAGGCGTTCGCGCCGGCGGTGAGCGCCTCACACAAACCCAAAAGTGATTCCAAGACCCAGTATGCCGACGATGAGGCTTTCGATGTTCTCACCAGCGAGGGGGAAACGCAACTTGATCTCGAGGTCACCGCCATTCCACTCTCGATGCTGGCCCTGGTGCTGGGCAGGGAGTTCGACGCCGCCACCGGGCGCATGTTCGATAATGGCGGCACGCCGCCGGACGTGGCGCTCTCGTTCCGCTCGATCAAGAGCAATGGGAAGTACAAGTACTTTCAATATCTGAAAGGAAAATTTACCTCCCCAGACGAAGATCAGGCCACCAAGGCTGACACGCCGGATCCCAAGACCATCAAGATCGGCTTCACGGCCGTAAAAACGGTTTACGCGTTCGTCCTGGACGGCGTGACAGCGACAGTAAAACGCGTGGTAGGCGACGAGGATGCCACCGACTTCGATGGCTCGACCTGGTTCGATGCCGTCCAGGTGCCGGTGGCCGGTTCGCCGGATGCGTTCACCTGCACGCCTACACCGGCGGATGGCGCCACCGCCCAGGCCGTCAGCGTGGCGATCACGCTGACCTTCAGCAATCCATTGGCCGGGAACGTCGAGAATGGCGTTGCCCTGGTGCGCCAGGACAACAGTTCGGCGATCACACTCACACGCACGCTCAATGCGGCCCGCACGGTGCTGACCCTGGGCCATGCCAACTTAACAGCCGCCAAGACGTACAACATCGTTTTGGCAGGCCTGGTGGACATGTACGGGCAAATTTTTTCCGACACCGTCTATGATTTCGCCACGGCGTAGCTGACCTGACTCTCCTATCCCCCTTCCCTATCAGGGAAGGGGGATAGGGGCCTCTCTGCTGAAAGTGCCGGCACCTTCGGCCCGCCTTGGCGGAAATAGGAGGGTAGCTGATTGCGCTACCACTATGGTTGCTAACTGCGCAACCACTAAGGATGAATTATGCTGATCGAACCGATTTTTTTAACGCTTTACGATCCAAAGACGCATGAACCGCTGCACGAATACCAGCTGCATGTGATCACCTTTGCGATGCTGATCTCCTCTGTACAGCTGCAGGAGGCGCTCGCGAAAATCCCAGAGAAAAAGCGTCGCTGGTGGTGGCAAAAACCGATCCGCGCGGGGGTCGAGCAGATTAATGCCCTACTTGGGCTTGTGGTGGAATTTTTCGGAAATCAGTTCACGGTCGAGCAACTGCGCACCGGAGCAGACGTAAGTGAGGTGATGACGATCATACGAGCCATCATAGGCCGGGGGGGAGGGATCATCAATAAAAACCCTACCGTCCCGCCGGCGCGCCGGAACAAGCGGTAGACGACGGCGGTGATAATTGGATTTTGGCGCTGGAATGTATGCTCGTCGAGCTTTTCCATTGGCCACTTCATGACCTGGCGAAAACTGATATCGACATGCTTTTACCTTTCGTGGTGTATTACCCGCACTGGAAATCGAAGCAGTCGGTGCATGGACAGGAAGAACAAATCTACGCGGACGAGGCAGCGTGGCTGTGATCGTTTCCACAGAAACGGGAACTTATAGACGATGAATATGCAAAATTGTGGTAGCGTCTACGCGTTGGTTTTTCATACTGACAACGGGGACAATTTTTATATTGGCTCCACAATATGTAAATTCCAAAAAAGGCTGAACGATCATCTAAATGACCTTCGGCATGGGAGGCATTCAAATTACCTTCTTCAAAATCTTTGGAATAAATATGGAGAATTCGAAATTCGTATTTTGGAAGAGTGGCAAGATATCCCGGAAAAGGAGTTGCGGCTACTCGAACAACATTGGATCGATAAAACTCCTATCTCGAGATCGATAAATCTTGGTCCTGCATTTCCATCGTCAGGATTTGGCAGGAAACCCTCAACCATTACGCGTACGAAGATAAGCCAGGCCAGCAAGAGAAGTTGGGCGGATCCAGAATATCGAGCAAGAACCAGTACTGCCATATCTGCTGCCAAGAGAGGTGTGCCGCTCTCCCCAGAACATCGGGCTGCGCTAGCTGCGGCGTGCCGAACACCGGAACATCGCGCAAAAATGTCGAAGGCGAAGAAAAGAATCCCGCTCTCCCCAGAACGCCGAGCTGCGGTAATTGCGGCGTGCCGAACACCGGAGAGTCGCGCAAAAATGTCGAAGGCGAAGAAAGGAATCCCGCTCTCCCCAGAACACCGGGCTGCTAAAGATGCGGCGTGCCGAACACCGGAGTGCCGCGCAAAAATGAGCCAGGCCCATAGGGCTTGGTGGTCTTTGAAGAAAGCCGAGATGCAAAATGGTTGATCAAGTTGCAAAAATCGCGGGTGTTTTGGGAATTGATACTACCAGCTTCAAAACAGGATTAGCGGAAGCAAATCGCGAATTACGTGTCCTGGAATCAGGGTTCCGCGCGTCTGCGGCCGGGCTGCAGGATTGGGCCTCGGATGCCTCCGGCCTGGAGATGCGCATCAAGAGCCTGACCAGCCAGATCGAGATCCAGAAATCGAAGGTAGAGGCCTGTCGGGCGGAATACGCCCGCCTTGCCGCGGAAAATGGGGAGGGCAGCAAACAAGCGCAGATCGCCGAGATCGCATTCAACAAAGAAGCTGAGCGGCTCGGCAAGATGACGGTCGAGCTGGATAAAACCGATACAGCCCTGGCGGACCTGAAGACCGGAAATATAGCCGCCGGTAAATCAGCAGACGAGATGGGGGAAAAGCAGGCGTCCCTGGGACAGATGTTGAAGGGATCCTGGACTGAGATCAACTCGGCGATCGGGGTTGTGAAACAGGGATACCAGATACTCAAGGGAGTGGTTGACGAGACAATTGGCACGTTCGTTACCTACGCCGGGCAGGTACGGGAATTATCGCAATTAAATAACAAAACCGCAGAAGAAAACAGCCGCCTGATACAGCTCACAGATGATTACAAAATCAGTGTAGCAGATCTGCTTTTGACGCAAAAAGAACTATTAACGCAGGGAAAACTATTAAGCATTGAAACCCTTGCCGATATTGCCGATAAATATAATGCTGCTACCAATCAGGTTGACAAAAACAAAATTGCTTCAGACAGCCTTGGGAAATCATGGAAATCTTATATTGAGTTATTACAGCAGGGAAGCACGGCAATTCGTGACCAGTCTGCTGCAATTAGTGGGGAACTCATCCTTACAGACGCGTCCCTGCGCAAGGCGCGCGAACTTGAAAAAGCGCAGGATGATTTACACGATTCGTGGTATGGACTTAAGTTGGTAATTGGGGAAATGGCTGCGCCGATGTTAATTAATGCAGCAAATACAGCAACACTGCGGATGGAGGCGAAAAAATTGGGGGTCAATATCATGGAAAACTTTTTCCAATACAAGAGTTATGCCGACCTTCTTGAAGATGTTACCGCCGCCCAGAAGGCAGCTGCCGAGGCCGAGGAGAAAGCCGCCAACGCTGATAGAGAGCGCTCCACCTCTCTTTATGAGGTGAATACCGAAACCCAGAGCGCCATTAGCTACACTGACATCTTCACCGGCTCGATACTCGAATCTACTACTGCCCTCCAGCAGGAGCAGGCCGAGTTTGGATTTATCATCGGATTTGCCCAGCAGTACGAGACTAACATTAAAAACGTCCAGACTGCCGAGGAAAATCTACAAACAGCGGAAGACAACTTACACGCGCTCCAGGCGGCGAAATGGCCCGAGACCAGCCAGAAGGTGGTAGACGCGCAGGAAAAAGTAGATGGCCTGAAGGCAAAACTTGGTGAGGCGCAGCAGGCCTCCCTGGACGCCACGAATGAAATGATAGCCGGATTCCTGCAAGCACAATTGACAATGGATGGGACGTTCACCGAGGAGGACATAGCGAAAGTGCTGAACTATCGTTTGGAGATGGGATTATTGTCAGATGAAGCCTATAAAGCCGCCTTGGACGCGTTGAAGATTGCCGAAAATCTTGCTAGTATACCGACAGACATACATGTAGACGTAAAGACCGACTATTGGGAAGAATATCACGCTGGTCCTGGTCCTAATAGACCAAAAGCGGAACCACGTGCATCGGGCGGCTCGATCTTCCCAAATTCCTATCTCTGGAACGAGAGTCTGGCCACCCGGCCTGAGGTTTACGTTGGCGGCGGCGGGTATGTGCTGACCAAACAAGACGCGCTGGCGGCGCTGGGTGCTATCCCCCTCGGGTTCGAAATGCCCAACCTCCAGGATCAAATGGCGGCGGTAATTCGCGCCCTGGCCGGGAGTTTCGAAGTCGCGATGAATAGTCGCACGGGCGCCCTTGCCGCAGCCGGGGCAGGCATGGTAAACAGCAACAACAGCAGCCGTGTCTATAATATTGTCAACGCCGGCATCGATGCCGAGGAGCTGGAGCGCATCCAGCGCCGGCAGGAGATGCTCTATGGAAATTGAGTTCCGCGTTGTTGGCCCCCGTTCGGTTGTGCTGACGGACTATGGCAGGCTGAAAGCCGGCCGGCGCGGCGACCTCGCGCCTGAGACCACACTGGAGACGAAACGCATCGGCGGACAGTTAATGATGTCAACCTATCTCCAGGAGAAGCGTCCGCTCGATCTGCCGTTTTTGTTCAAGGCGACCACCGAGGCGGAGTTGCTGGCCAATGTGCGCTTGATCTTGGACGTGCTGACTGCCGGCGAGGGGACGCTGAAGGTGACACGCAACGATGACGTGGTCCGGGAGCTATATCGCTGCTTCTACCGGGCCGGCCTGGGCGAGAAGAACTGGCTCCAGGCGGCCGAGGCGGTCCTGTCCTTCGATGCGCTAGATCCGTACTGGTATGATCCCACGGCGGTTATAGTGGATTTTGTCAGCGGCGGGAGCGAAAATCCCACGCTTTTCTTCCCGGTGCCGCCGCTGTACCTGCTGCCGTCATCGGTGCTCGAGCAAAAAACGATCAACAACCCGGGTGTGGAGGCCTGGCCGGTGTGGACCATCACCGGACCGGGCGCCATCATCTCACTGATCAACCAGACCAGCGGACGGACATTTATCTATTCTGGTACACTGGACGCCGCCGACACGTTGGAGATCGACAGCCGGCCGCTCTACAAAACCGTGCGCCTGAACGGCGCCAACGCCTGGGCGAATGTCCCCAAGGCCAGCGCCGACTTGTGGCCGCTGGCGGGAGGGGATAATTCCATCCTGGTTACGGTGGCCAACTCCACCGAGTACACGGTGGTGGAATTCAATTATTATCCGAGGTACGTGAGTCTATGAACCTGGCCTTTTTTGCACGCGACACTCAAAATCAGCCGCTCGGCCAGCTGGACGCCTTCACGAAACTGGAATTCGTCCCGGCCTATAACGCCGTGCGCGGCTGGTACGTGGAGATGGATCCTGACAATGACCAGGTCGAGATGATGCAGGCGGCCGCGTCATTGGCCGTCAAGAACGGCGCAGACGTGATCTATACAGGCACGGTGGACGATTTCGATTATGACAGCGAAAAAAACCTGGTCACGATCAGCGGCCAGGACGCCCTGGCGCTCTCCGGCCGGCGGGCGCTGCCGGTGCCATCCGGGCCGCCCTACACGTCAGCAGAGTACGACGTGCGCAGCGGGGCAGCCGAGACCATCATCAAACAATACGTTTCCTACAACGCCGGCCCGTTGGCGAAACTGAGCCGGCGGATCGCCGGGCTGACCATCGAGGCGGATCAGGCCCGGGGCAATACGCTTACTTGCCAGGCTAGATTCGATAACCTGGCAGAATTCATCGCTATCATCGGCCTGGCCAGGGGGCTGGGCGTACGCGTGCTGGATGGCGAATTCCAGGTCTACCAGCCGGTGAACCGCTCTCCATCCATCCTGTTTTCCGATGTGCTAGACACGCTCGGGAGCTACAAATTCCACGTCGGCAAGCCAAAGGCCAATTATCTTTATGGCGCAGGCGCGGGGGAAGGCTCGAGCCAGGCGATCTACGAAAAAGGCGATTCCGCATCCATCACCGAGCGCGGCCGTATGGAGACGTTCGTCAACGTGGATCGCACTGCCGTGGATGCAGAGATCTCCGCTCAACTCGATGCCGAGCTGCAAAAGCAGGCCGGCGTGGCCTGGTTCGAGTTCGACGTGATCGAGACGCCCGATCGGGAGTTCTGGACCGATTTCTGGCTGGGAGACCTGGTCTCCGTACAAGTGCGCGGCCTATTGTATGTCAGCCGCCTGTCCGAGCTGACCATCACGGCATTCCCGGATAGCACTGCCGACCTGAAGCCGGTTTTCGTCAATAATGCAACTTACGAGATTTCGCGGAGGACGCATGACCGCCTGCGGATGATGGAGCAGCGGCTCGCGCGGCTCGAGCAGAAATAGGAGATTAGCATGACAACCATACTCTCTTCCCTACCCTGGAATACCAGCCCGATCACCGACGAGGCCACCTGGCGCGCATATATGCGCCTTGCGCGCGGAACCGGCGTGATCCCGGAAGATCTGAGCGATCCAGATGTGTTGAATGGATTCCTGGTCTATGCCGACAGCACTGGGCTGCAAGTCAAGATCAAATCCGGCACGGCCTGGATGCGCGGCGTGTATGCTCCCAACCCATCCGAGAAGATCGAGGCTATCGGGTTTCAGAGTGGCCCGTCGAATCGGATCGACCGGGTGGCACTGAAGCTCGACACGGTCAACCATAAAGTCACCATCGAGGTTGTGCAAGGCGCGCCGGCATCCAGTCCTTCCGCTCCTGTGCTGACCAACACAACCAGCACCTACTATGTCAAACTGGCACAGGTATATGTGCACGGCGATGCCACCACCATAGTGGCAGGCGATGTTACAGACGAAAGATATTTTTCCTACGCCGATGCCAATGCCCCAATTTCCAAGAAAATCCTGACCGCCGCTGCTGCTTCGATCGAATTCACGGAAATCCCAAATACATACCAAAACCTGAAAATCGTTCTATCGGGGCAGGCGACCAAAACTGCAACTGTTTGCAATATTCGGATGCAGTTCAATTCGGATTCAGGAGCAAATTACGATTACCAGTTGACGACCATGAATGCGGCGGCGGTAGCAACCAGTGAAAATTTCGGAATTGCTTTTATATATGTTGGCGATCTTCCGGCTGCCAGTTCGGCTGCATACTCCAAGGGAAGCTGCGAAATTTTGATCCCTGATTATACAGACACCATATTCCATAAAACAACACATATAAGGAATGCTTCGAAATTTGGTGTTGCGACCGGAAACTTAGAAGATATCCTGGTTGCAGGTTTTTGGCGAAGCGTAGCGGCGATAAATGCAATTAAACTATATCCCAGTGCAAATAATTTTCTTGCCGGAACAAAAGCAATTTTGTATGGGCTGAGATAATGGTTGCCGAAAGCGCAACCATAATGGTAGCCGGCTGCGCTGCCGTGAGGTGCCGGCACCTTCGGCCATGCTGATTAGACTGGCTCAGGCGGCATTGCGGATGATCGGGATGGTGATTTCTAACGTTATGAGCAGGTGCCCCCAAGCGGACTCGAACCGCTGTTTGAGCCTTGAGAGGGCTCCGTCCTGGGCCACTAGACGATGGGGGCTGGTGTCACCGCTGACTCATGTCAGCGGTGTGGCGTATGGTGGCTCGCCCCACGGGGGTGCTACGCAAAAGCCGCCTACGCCGAGCGGGGATGATTTTATCAGACGGTCATAGAATCGTCAATCAAAAAGACGTGCAGTTCACCTGGGCC